GTAATGGCAACCGGTCCGCCGTATGGCTGCCAGCCCTCTTTCAGTTTGTGTGTCAGCTTTTCCGCAAGGTCTGACGGCGACGCCGCCCTGACAACATCATAATGTTTAATCGACATCGAATTTCTCCCGTGTAGAGGAACAGAGTTAAAAAGCCGGAAGCGGAATCAAATCACAGGATGACCATCTGCCAGTGGCTGGTCGTAAAAAAAAGGCCGCGCCATGCGCAGCCGAAAATAAAGGGATAACGATGATAGTTTGAGAAAAACAGAAATAACACTTTTGTGGCAAAGCATGGTGCCGGGTGCCTCCCGGTGAATTCAGTATCAGCACCTGAATCCGCGATTACCCCATATTCCTTCTTGCTGATTGCCCCACCGCACAGGGGGATTCACCATGCAGAAGTGTTTTTAATAAACAGCAAACAAAAAAATCAAGCATTATGCAGGCTGTTTCTTTTTATCACCGGCCACAGCAATACCATAATGCCGCAGACCAGCACCCCATCCGCCAGCACCGACATGATTCTGCTGGTGAAATCCACCATCACCACCAGAAACAGCAGGAGTGCAGCCACAGTCAGGCGCAGTTTTACCGTCACAGGTAATTCTCCAGACGAAGACCCAGAACACCGGCAATCTCTTCCAGCACCTTGCGCTCTTCCGGCTCAATTTCGCCGTCTGCCTCCGCAATGGCCACCGCCACATCCAGCACATCTTCCGCTTCACGCGTATCGTGTTTCACATCCTCGATCTCACGTAACGCCGCACGACGACCAGTTTTAAAGTTCGTATCCAGCTGACCGATAATGGTTGCGCTAATCGCATTAATTTCTGACGTAAACGCGTACAGCGCAGGCTGATTACGCAGTACCTGTTCGATCTTCGCTTTCTAGGAAGCCTCACATTCACCATCTGCACAGGCCACCAGGTATGCGGCGTTAATCACCACCTGTGCCAGATCGCGTTTTTCAAACTTTTTAATTTCCGTTGCCGCTCTGCGGGCTTTTTTTACCAAAAATACCAAACATCGTGACGTTCCTTTGGGTGGGTGAGCCAACGCCCGGGAGCGATCTGCCCACAGAGAAAGTCACACTGACCACTCCATAAGCTCCCCCCGAAAGGCTCTGTGGTTGGTATGCGCCGGGCGTGGTGCGGATACAAAAAAGGTCCGCAAAAGCGAGCGAGGGAAAATAAGTGTGGTGCGTTGTACTGGGTTCGAACCAGTGACCGATTGCTTAGAAGGCAATTGCTCTGTCCGGCTGAGCTAAAAACGCAGAATACCGATAATGGACCGCCATCGGAGACTCGAACCCCGCGAAACCAGCTTCGAAGGCTGGCGTTCTATCCCGATGAGCTAATGGCGGTATGTGATGGTGGCCCTTGCTGGATTTGAACCAGCGGCCTGGCGATTATGAGTCGCTCGCTCTCACCACTGAGCTAAAGGGCCGGGCGCAGGATAATAACGTTACGAAATCAATGTTGCAAGCATTCAAGAATCACCTGGTTAAAAATTACCCTTGCTTCCTCCACCAGCGCATTCACCATGTCTATCCGAGATAAGTGGCACAAAAAAACCCGCTTGTGGGCGGGTTTTGTTTGCTTTTGCCATCACGTACAAAATCGGCAAAATATCAGATTTGCATGAAATATATGCCTTTCAATCTACTTTTGCAACACTTTGCTTTGAAAATGCCGCCTTTTGTTTTGAACGCGTTCTCATTACAAACAATAAAGCCTCACTATCCAGTCGGTGAAAAATGTGTTTCATTGCAACCCAGTGACGAGTAAATGTTTTGGACCAGTTTTTAGTTGTCACTCCCACCAGTAATGCCAGCTCCTTGTATTCATAACCTTCCCCACCAAAAAGTTCTGCTTTTACTGCCTGCGCCGCCAGCCAGATTAATTTTTTCAGGCGTTCCTGCGTTTTCCCTGCAATTTTTCTGGTACCGGATTGAGTATTAAATTCATTCCACGCCCACTGTGTTATCGCGATCTGATATTCCCAACAAATACTCCCGCTGTAACACCACAACAACCAGGCTTTATGATGTTCTTCAAGAGACAGAACAGCCCGCCGCCACGATGATGTCGAAAACTCAATCGGACTGACCAGAGGAATTGACGTCCCCTTCGCCAGCGATTGCTTTCCCGGGATTGGTGGATTATCCCGCGTTATCATTTTTCCAGTCACTTCATCGCGGTACCGGATTTTTTTACGCCTGTAACGCCCTGTATCGAACATGGCATTCTCCTGCCAGGCTTCAAGCTGACCTTTTGTTGCCCCACTCAAATCAGCGGTGGCGATAATGAGCTGCTCACGCACAAACTGTAAATACTGGTTATTCATGCGCACCCCAGTTCTGTGATTTTTATCCCCAACCGCCCACCAGGAACAAGCTGACCGCGCACAATATTAATTTCATCAAACTGCTCGTCGTCTATGAGCAGCCCCGCATGCGTCAGTGCATCCAGTGGTGCCTTCAGGATATTGTCCAGGTCACGACGGCGCTTATCCGGTGGCTCTGCAATAATTTTTATTGCCAGCCTTCCGGACAGGTTTAATTTCAGTTGCTGCTGGCGAACAATAAGCGCCACATCACGGCGATAACGCTCACCGACTTTTGATACAAAATATGTGCTGCCACGACGCCGCCAGTAGGTGTTCACCGTTGGCGGGTAAGGCAAAACAAACTCTATACGCATCAGTAACCTCTTTTACCCGAGCACGCCGGTTGCAAAGGCGTGATCAAGAAAACGAAAAATTAAATCAATCTGGGAACCATGCTTTTCTTCGAACACCAGCGGATCCGCATGAAGCTCGTTGTGATGCTCCCGACACAGCGGTAGCGTGAAAATATCGTGGGATTTTGTTCCCATCCCTCCCTGACCGTGACCAATCAGGTGATGGGGATCGTCGGCTGGCTGACCACAACACGCACACGGCTGTGTCTTCACCCAGCTCGTATATTTCTCATTTACCCAACGGCGACGTTTAGGTCGCCTCATGAAAGATTCCGGAGACTCCGGATCAACGGTAATGCTGACCACCGCCTTTTCCTGTGCTGGGTTCTGTGGCTGGTGGGTGTGAAGCAACGGCGCAAGATTTTTTGTGCGCTGCTTCAGTATGCTGGTGGCGGTCTGCTCTCCCGGTACGATGTCGCTTTCGCGGTACAAGGAGCGGATTTTTTCCGCACGCAACCCCAGTGAACGACGTAATACAGCTTCCGGTAGCGCGTCCGCCACCTGATTGCGGACCGCCCACCAGGATAATTCAGCCAGAGATAATTCCCGCTCCTGTGTGCCATTCATTGCATGGCGTATGACGTCAATCATCCATGCTGACAGGTTTTGATGAGCAAGTTGCCCGAGTGATTCAGAGGTCTGGTCACGCAGCTGGTTGTCGCAGTGCCAGCACAACACCATCGCGCCGGTACCGTAACGATGTATGACGGTTTCACTGTGATGATAGTCACCATGAGGCCACTGGCAGGATTTGACATGACGCAACAGCCAGTCAGACAGTGCACCAGCGCCGCCAGCAGCACGAATCACCCGCTCATCGCTGAAAAATGGCAGTAATGATTTATCCTCCGCCAGCGGCTGGCGAACGGCAGGAACGACTCCGGACGGCAGACCGCGCATGCTTTTTGGTTCCGGCTCCACCAGCACTCGAGGGTTATGAAATACCTGCATGGATTCACGGCCCGGCTTAAGGACCACCAGCCCAAGTTCCGGTACCGGAACAGGTCGAAGTAATACCCGCACGTTACCTCCAGATGCGTTGCTGGAATGTGCGGGACGGACGCGGTGGGCGTTCGGAATAAGGGAGCCTGACGTAGATTATCCAGTGACGATAATCGAGGCTGAGGGCTTTCCTAAACTCATACCCACGCCTGCGGTAGTTCTGAATCAGCCATTCGGCCTGTTCTTCAGTGCATGGGGCATGCTGGTACCAGTCATATTTGAATGCATGAGAACGCCGCCCGTGCCTGCTGGCAAAGACGGCTGAATTATCAGAATTGTGTGGTCTGGAATTTTGCGCCATCGGTTTTCTCCGGTGGCACAGTGTTACTCAACAGGGGTTCAGCCCTGTGCTGAATTGTAGATGAATTTACTCATCTTCAAAAGCAGAAAAACCAGCCTTAAGCCCAGCTTCTTTCAGAGACTGCAATGATGTGACAAATTCATTTTCACGCAAAATAAAACCATCTGTCACAAGTTCATCCACAAAATAAATTAACGCAGCTCCACTCTTCCTTTGTTTAGATTGTAAACATTTAATACGGCAGTGACTGACAATAGCACCATTCTCAACGCGCACAGTATAGAGGCCATCTTCAGTAAAAATTTCACGTAATTCTTCGATTTTCATCAACAGAATCCTTCCAGATAAATAGCACTCCCCTGTTCGGGGTCCATCCCTCTTATCCCTGCGCGCTACTTAAGTATTTTTGATTCTATTCCGGCACCGCCCAGAACTTCAAACGCGTTGAAAATAAAAACAAAAACCCGCCGAAGCGGGTTAAATGCGGGTGCGTTGAGAATGCCTGACACATCAGAGGTGGCGAGGGATTTCTCCCCCGCCGGGTCTCTTACTCCTCAGATTCGTAAGCTGTGAAGACAGCGACCTCCGTCTGGCCGGTTCGGATTCGTACCTCGCAGAGGTCTTTCCTCGTTACCAGTGCCGTCACTATGACGGTTAAACAGATGACGATCAGGGCGATTAACATCGCCTTTTGCTGCTTCATAGCCTGCTTCTCCTTGCCTTTCGGCACGTAAGAGGCTAACCTACGTGTGTAGAGCATAGATATGGCCTCAGATTAATGTTAAGCGTCTTGCCGGACGCGTAATGTTAACTGGGGCTTTTCTCTATCTGCCTTTGGTGTTGATGCCCGAGGCAGATAGCCTCAAGCACCCGCAGCAATTCTACTTAACTACCGTTACCTCGCCAATATGAAATCAATCAGAAAGGTGATCCATAAGAACAACAGCAAGACAATAAATTGCCATTACAGCAGCAATAGCCAGCGCACATTTGAGAACCAGCACCACAACCTCCTGTATTGGACGTACACCAGTCCTGATAAATATGAGGCTGTCTCGTCAGTGATTCAATACAACTACTGGGTATAGTTTCTATGATTTTGTTCTGTGGAAATGGAAAACAGCAACCAGTCACCACCAGCACTTCTTTAAACATGCCAAGTCACACGCAAGCCAACATTATAGTTCCCTTTGAGCGAGCAGATGAAGCTAGCAAAAATATTGATCACTTAGGATGCATTACTAACGTTGCTATGTGTTAACGAACAGGGAGTGGGTCATCAGCATAAATATTTATGCAGTAGGTTTCTTTTAGGACTAGATTAATCAAAAACATTTAGATAAAATTATAAAATCAAGAAATTGGTGGCAATTAATCTTTAATTGTGCCAGCTGAATTTCGTTATTATAGAAGATTAGCTTTTTTTTGAGTGTTTGGAGAGTAAAATGTTAGAACCACCAAAGAGTTATAATGAAATGTTGCCTATGCTCCATAAGGCGACTTTTATTACTACATTTATATTTTACCTATCATTAGTCATTTATGGCTACATGCCATTGGTTGGCATTAATGCCAAGTATATCCCCCCCGTTAAAGACTACGAGGAATTTATTAAATGGATATTAACCTTTGGCATATTACCAATTGCATCTTCAGTTTTTTGGTCAGTAATTAGTGGAGCTTTAGATCTACATAATAATGTAGCAAAAATTATTGGAATAAGGAAGATGTGGGATAGTCATTTAATTATTAAACCATTAGCAAAAATTGCAGGCGTTACGAGAAAATTAACTACTGATGAATCTCACAAGGTAATGAGTAAACTGTATTATCCAGAAGTTAAAGAGTTAAAAGACAAACATTACGTTGAACTTTTCTGGAACAAAGTTTATTACTTTTGGGTTTTCTTTGAACATACAGTAATCGCATTTGTTACTATTTTAATAATAAGTATCGCCAAATTAACAAATATATTCTCTGTTACTGGCTCTTTAATTAATCTTTGGTTGTGGATTATTTCTCTTGTCGCATTTGACTTCCTTATTTTCATAGCATCAGTTAAACCAAGAACAGAAAGCCAAGTAAGACAAATACCTGATAGCAAAATAAAAGAATTCTTTAACAATAACAATATTTTTTAAACGAGGTTGATTTTGAATTACAAAATAAATGGAATAAACATACGTTCAGAAAATGCAGCGAAACCGCACACTATGCCATCTAACTATCTCTGTAAACAGATTGAAAGCACTAATAAAAATGGCAATGCCCTTGATTTTGGATGTGGAAAACTTAGATATTCAGAACAATTAGTAAATAAATTTGAAACTGTGACATTTTTAGATTCCAGAAGACAACTAGAAAGAGTGCAAATTATCAGAGGTGTACAAACCACGATTCCAGATTACGTGATAAATAACTATAAGAATGCTAATATTGTTTCTTATGAAAATATAGATAAAATAACAAATCATTATGATTTCATACTTTGCGCAAACGTGCTTTCCGCAATTCCATGTGAATCCACAATTCACAAAGTCATCAGTGCGATTAGAGAATTATTAAAGAGTGATGGTGAAGCACTGATTGTCAATCAATACAAAAGTTCTTATTTCAAGAGGTACGAGAGCGGTATTAAACATTTGCATGGGTATATATACCAAAACTCTCGCAATGCTTTCTACTATGGTTTATTAGATGTGGATACTGTAAGTAAAATATGCTCAGATAATAATTTAGAAATAATAAAATCATGGAGCAAAGCAGGTAGTTCATATGTGGTTGTTGGTAAACATATACATATTTAGTTTATTTCAACAAATTATTAGAAAGAGTGATTTGCTTGTTAATTATTAGCTCGGCAGTGCCGGATCAACATGACCCTGCCACTTAGGCCATTGCCGGTTTACCTACTTTTGTAAGGTTCAGCATGAAGTTTTTATATACTCTTCCTAATATCAATAGTGATGCTCGCTTATGTTAGCTGCTTCTTGTACATAGTAGCCTTCTCCGACAGTACTGCAATGAGCGGAGAGTAAAAGTCGATAAACAATAAGGAGGTTCACAATAAATATTTCTCGGTGAAACTTTCAAAGCATTCTCTGTTTTGCTAAATCGACAATTATAAATCAACAACATTTAGTGTTATATCAATATTATTTAGCCTTGCAATCTCTGATGAATCACTTGCTATTTTAGCTTTTAATTTATCAATATTAATCATATCTTCATGGCTTATATAAACCATATCACCTTGGTTAACTTTAGATTTGTTCACTATGGCTTGAATAACAGACAAATCATCCATTACACCTCTCATAAATTTCACCATGCTTTGATCTTTGAAGTCAGATATCGATTTTGAACGTTGCTTACGTTGAATTGTTCCTTTTGTAATTACTTCATTAATTTCTTTTAAACCAGTGAGCATATCAGACAGACTGCCTTCGCAACTCATCCGATGTTTTATTGCATTGCGATTAATAATATTGAGTATAATTTCGAGTGAATCTTTATCACTCCATGGATGTAATGATGTATAATCATGATGGCGTCGAATGGCGTCAATCATATCCTGGACCATATCTTCATCTGCTTTATCGCAAAGTTCATTCACGAAATAGCTGGGGTCGATTATTTTACAATAACTTGGAGTTAGGTATCTTGAGGCTTTACAAAAACCAAAAATATATAAAGTAGAGTATTTATCTTTCAGACTCTCTCCTATTTCATTTATTTTCTCAAAAGATTCGATAGTTTTTTTAATTTTTGCTGGACTTGCATTCGTAGTAACTTGAACTGCTATCATGTTTTTATTATCAGCTAAATCAATGGCGGGAAAATTAACTTTAATCTGATTCATGTTTACCAGTTCACCCATTTTCAGCGCGCGAAACATAAAGATGGTCAATGACTCAATTATTCTTTCCATGTCATGAAAGCCTGCCTGTTTGCGTTGCGCGATATAAAGCTGGAGTAGTGCAATATCACTCTGTAAGTTTCTAATAAGTGGATCAATCATAGCTAATAATCCTTTTCAATGAAGCTGGAGGTGTGTTTAACTATTAGTTAAATTTCTATTTTTATAGAAACAAGCTTTACAACTTCATCAAAGTTTCTCAAATCCTAATCCACTTTGCAAATCCACTAACCATGCTGAATGCTTTCTGTTGTTAAACATATCCGCTGCTGGCACCAAGCAGACAAACACACTAACTCTACCCTACTCCACAAAAGAGCCAATCAATATCTGAACTAATAAACTTTAATCTCATCACTTCAATAAATATCGAGCATTTCCCTGATAGAATGCTAGTATGCGCTGCATAACTTCACTCTTCCGGCACTCGCGACAGATTATGTTCTGACGCCTGTCGTAGCGACGTATTTCTCCGTCAGGTAATGACCAGATAAGGTCCGGATCAACCGCAGATGGTTCCTTCAGCTTTGCCCTTGAGAGCTTTTTACGGGCATTTTGCCAGTCCTTACGCGCCTGTTCAGACGGGAATAACCCGTAACCAGAGTTGTATACATCGCCGCTGGCAACCAGCTCTCTTGCGAGAACGCTCATCAGATATCTTGTCGCACCTGTCTTGACTTCCAGTTGCCGTAACGTCTCACGCCCACTCCGGCGTACGAGTTCAACAACCTGCCCTTTAATTTTTTCCCGCTCTTCTTGTGTAAAAACTTTTGCCACAAGCCCTCCTGAAAATTACCTCATGACCAGAAATTAACACTTACCCCCTGAAGCCCGGCGGAATTTCGGTATCCGGCTCAGAAATATGATTCACACAACGCTGTACAGACGAACGCCCCAGGCGGATAACCAGTTCATCCCATTTTTCGCGAAGCTTTGACGGACTCATGATATTTTTTACCCAGAATGGATCCCGCTGCACCCGACCAAACATTTCACAAATTTGTCTGTGAGTTCTGCCATCCAGCATCCGCATTGTGCGCACGTCGTTGGCCCATGCGGTCCAGTTGGGTTCTTTCGGTCGCGAAATCTCGCCATCATCGCTGGCGGCCTGCTCGTAAAGACTCACGATTCGCCCCCAGATCCACTGCGCACACGCCAAATCTTCCTGGCTGCCCCACTGGCGTTTTTTCGCACTGAACACAACCGCGTCAGGGTGTCGGGTTAAAAAATCCTGTTCAACCGTCTGCGGGTCCGGTTGCGAAGCTTCCGGACGAGAAGTCTTTTTATTCTCTGTAGTAATCTCTGTTGTATTCTCTGTAAGATCATCAGGCCATTTTGACCCGATGACATTGAGTCGTTTTGAACCAATGGAGCGTTTCATTTTGACCTCTTCCATCGTGTCATTTTGACCTGATGGAGCGGCGCATTTTAAACCGATGGATTCGCTCAATTTGCCACCATCTAAAAGCTCGCTCCCGTAGTTGATCGTGTAGAAATTGGTCATATCGCGCTTTGATTTATTGAGCTTTTCACAACGCAAAAGCCCCAGCGTTTTCAGACTTGCAAACGCGCGCTTTAACGTTGACTCTGACCAGAATGGGAACTGTTCCAGCCATTGTTCCGTTGTGTTATAAATCCAGCGAACACCATCACATTCCATGCCGGAGTTGGTATCTCTCAACCAGTAGTGCAGTTGTTGCAAAACAATGGCTTCGTTTAAGCCAATTTTCATTGCCAGCTGCGTGTTTATAACCAGTGGGCGTTCAGCAAAAAGAAGACTCATAATTCCATCCAGCTTTTTGTTGGTATTGCTGTCGATACGCAAGCTTGAAAGCAATTGCTTTTTCTATAAGTTCGTCAGTTTCACGATCTACAACGGCAGGATCTGCAAAAAGCAGTCCGGATTCCACCACATCGCCATATTCTTTATTTAACCCGGCGATCATGTACGTAATACTTTTTCCATCACTGATCTCACGATACAACCTGAAATCACTAATCCGGATAGCCTCCATAATCGCAGGCACTAGCGCCGTGAACTTTTCACGCTTATCCCTGGTGTCGATAGCCTTCCAGCGTTCGAATATCTTCACTCGATTAACGCCAAGCGCTCGCTGATCAACCGCGCCACCTTCATCTGTGACACGCTGAACATCGATGTTCGGGCGCTCTTTCAAAGCCCAGAATGCTTCAGTGATTAATATCGTCGCCTGCTCCTGTGTCATTCCTGGTCGACATATCCAGGCATCCAGAGCCTCACGAGCCTGTTCAGGAGTGATTTTCATTGTTCAACCGCCCCGCCCGCTTCGTCTTACGATATTCATCATAAACTTTGGGATCATACTGAAGCTCCCCGCCAGATGCCTCCTGTAGACGCATCGCGCGACCTTCGGGAACTAAATCCCCTTTCCAGCTATAAAGCGAAGCCAAACGAATACCTGCTGCTTGTGCAAGTTTTGTTTTTGAACCGAAATACAAAAGAGCGTCAGTTTTAAGCATTTAAAACACCTTTATTGTTAGTCATGACTAACAAAATAGATGTTAACAAAAACATAGTCAATACGATTTAGCATTAGCTAACTATGGAAACAAAAAATTTAACTATCGGCGAACGCATTAGGTATCGTCGGAAAAACCTCAAACACACCCAAAGGTCTCTTGCTAAAGCCCTGAAAATCTCCCATGTGTCTGTATCACAATGGGAACGGGATGATAGTGAACCTACAGGGAAGAACCTTTTTGCCCTCAGCAAAGTATTGCAATGCTCACCAACATGGATTCTATTTGGCGATGAAGACAAGCAACCAACACCACCTGTTGAGAAGCCAGTTGCCTTATCCCCCAAAGAACTAGAGCTCCTTGAGCTGTTTAATGCACTGCCAGAATCAGAACAGGATACCCAGCTCGCCGAAATGCGAGCTCGAGTAAAAAACTTCAATAAACTCTTTGAAGAATTACTAAAAGCCCGTCAGCGGACAAATAAAAGATAACATCATCAATGAGTTATCTTTTACCACATCAATCATGTTAGCCATAACATACAAAATCACTTGACCTATATGTTAGCCATGGCTAATCTTATTTGCATCAACACACCGCACGGTGTTCTCAGCAAACAGTTCCGCTACCCCAGCGTTAAGGGGAAATGAGGTCAGCATGGATACTATCGATCTTGGCAACAACGAATCTCTGGTGTACGGCGTGTTTCCCAACCAGGACGGTACGTTCACCGCGATGACGTATACCAAAAGCAAAACGTTTAAAACCGAAAATGGTGCCCGTCGCTGGCTGGAAAGAAACTCAGGTGAGTGATATGGATTTCGACACAATCATGGAAAAGGCTTACGAAGAATACTTCGAAGGTCTTGCCGAAGGCGAAGAAGCTCTCAGCTTCAACGAATTTAAACAGGCGCTTTCCAGTTCGGCAAAATCTAACGGCTGATAAGCGAAACAGCACCGCGAGGAATCAGTATGCAGAAACGAGAACCCGTCATCATCGCGCCAGACTATACCGATGATGAACTTTATGAGTGGATGCACCAGAAAATTAATGCAGCGCAGGATCTGAAATGGGCCAATGAAGCCAGAGCTAAGCAGGCTGAAAATCTGTCCGCTCTGGAGCAGGATATCACCAATCTGGAAAAAGCAGCGGCATTAAGCATTGCCAGAATGATTACATACCCGCGTTAGTAGCTAATCAACAAAGCTAAGGTTAGTAATTAAGGAGTTCTCCACGGGTGAGGTGGAGTGCGTGCGCCGGACACGGGTGAGCATCCGGCATTGACAGTTTACTGAAAGGATATTTCCCTGAAAAGTCAGACCATAACGCGAAAGCGCACGGCGAGGTAGCTGGTTCATAGATAGCCTGTCGTTAAATTTTCGTCGACCGTGCGCTTCCGGTTGTGGCAATCCGCGAAATGGCGCGGCGGTAAGTATGGCGGGGTTATTCCTTCCCCCGTTGAGGACACCGGGTTGTCAGGTTGACCATACGCTTAAGTGACAACCCCGCTGCAACGCCCTCTGTTATCAATTT